CAAATTTATCGGCCACTCATATACCGTCACCGGGCGCAGCATCACCGCCCGCCTCGGCGCTGACTACGCCAAAGGCCGCCACCAAAAATACAACGAGGCGCGCTACGCACGACAAATCGCTGACGAGCAACTCAACCTACTGCCGTACACCCTCGCCGCATGGGAGGCGGTCGATTGGCTCATCCCCGGCGATACCTACACCGTATCAGGGCAGACGCCGATTGAGGTGATTGCCGACCTCGCCCGCGCCGCCGGGGCGTATGTGGAGAGCCATCCGTATGAGCCACAGCTGTTTGTCCGCCCGGTGTGGCGGCAACCTGCCTGGGGCAAACCGACCCCAGCGCTGACCATCCCCGCCAACCTCATCCTCTCCGTGTCGGGGCAGCGGCGCATCAGCGAGCGCGCCAACGCGGTGCGCATCACCCCCGCCGCCGAACAGGTGGGCGGCAACAAGGCCAAGGGCGGGCTGGTCTATCGTGAGGGCACCGACCAACAGCCGGAGGCCTCCACCCTGACCCATGCCGCCTACACCGACAGCGACGTCATGCGCGCCGCGGGCATCCATGCCTTGAGCGAGACCGGCACGCACAAAATTGAAACCGTCGCCCTGCCGTGGGCGGAAAAACCCCAGCGGCCGCTGGCGACATTGGGCGCGGTGTGGGCATTTGCAGAGGCGGGGCAGACATGGCAGGGCGTCATCAAGGGCATCAGCGTCGCGGTTGAGCTGGACAACGGCGCACCGGTCGTCACCCAAACCGTCACCATTGATCGCTATCTGGGAGATTAAGCCATGAGCAACATCCGCCAACAACTGATTGACCTCATCAACCCCCGCCACCGCGCCGTCGCCAAAATCGTCGGCGGCAAGGGCGCGGACACATGGGTGGGCGAGACACCCACCGGCGGCGTCGTGGTCATCAGCGGCAGCACGCAGATTGGCGAGAGCGTCTATTTTGACGCCGTGACCCTGCGCATCGAGGGCAAGGCCCCGGATTTGGAGTGGCAGGAAATCAGGGTGTGATTGCCCGCCCGTATGGATGACTACCTAACAGCGAGGTATGCAGGCGAACCCCACCCCCGCCCCTCCGGGGGATAAATCCCAAACCAGTCTAATCGCTGCTTTATGCGGCGATTTTTATCATGGCCTTCAGTCAATCAACTGGAGACTCCCATGCCCAAAAAGCACAACAAAATGGCCATCTGGTACGTCATCAGCGCCGTGCTGCTCGTCGTCCTAGCCATCATCGCCCGCCAGCAAATTGGCCTCTTGCTGCTCAAAACCATCTACATCAGCATCGCTCTTGCCCTTGGCTACTACGCCGACCGCACCATCTTTGCCGCTTATCGCCCGTTTGAAATGCGCCAAGAGCCCATCGTCTTTGCGGCGGTCATGATTCGCCGCGCGTTGCTCGTCTCTGCCGTCGTCCTCGCCTTTGCCATCGGACTGTAATCATGCGGCGCACCCTACAACTCCTCGCGTTTGTCGTCGCGGCGGTCGGTTGCCAATGGGCAACTGCCGCCGATGACTGGCAGACCCGCTCCCGCGTCTGGCAGCGCGACCTCGTCCGCGAAGCGCGCGCCGTCTGGGGCATTGACGCGCCTGTGCCGGTGATGGCCGGGCAAATCCATCAGGAGAGCCTGTGGCGCGCGCACGCCCGCTCCAAGTACGCATCCGGCCTCGCCCAATTTACGCCGGACACCGAAGCGTGGATTAAGACGGCCTATCCGCAGGCGCTTGCCGTCGGCAATGCCTTTGATCCGCGCTGGGCGATTCGTGCGCTCGTTACCTACGACCACCACCTCTATCAGCGCATCCGTGCAGCCAATGACTGCGAGCGCTGGGCGATGACGCTCTCGGCGTATAACGGCGGCCTCGGCTGGTTGCAACGTGACCAGCGCCTTGCCGCCCAGCGCGGCGCCGACCCGCTGCGCTGGTGGGGCAATGTCGAGCGCTACAGCCGCCGTGCCAAATGGGCGATTGCCGAGAACCGCGGCTACCCGCGCGCCATCATCTACCAGCATCAGGCGCTCTATCGCGATTGGGGCGGGGGGATGGTATGCGCACGCTGACCGCCGTCCTGATTGCCACGGGCATCATCGCCACCCTCGGCGGTTATATCCACCGCCTACGCGGACAGCTTGCGAGCGAGCAGGCGACGGTGGCAGCACTCACCGCCGCCAACAAGGCGCTTGCCGATGAGTACGCCGCCGCCGATGCGGCTTATCAGGCGTTAATCGCAACCACGTCGCAAATAGCGACGCAATACCACCCCGCCATCCACCGCGTGCAACAAGCCCCGGCGCATGACGATGCCCCGGTGGCGCCGGTATTGCGGCAAGCGCTGGAGGATTTGCCATGAGAGCCATTGCCCTGCTGCTTGCCATCAGTCTCACCGCCTGCGCGCGCGACATCCCGCGCTACCACCCCATCGCCGTGCCGACCGGCCTCACCGCGCCGGTTGCCACCCCCGAAAAACCCGACCCGCAGCGCGCGACGCAGCGCGATGTCGCCCGCTACCTCATCGAGCAGCATCAGGCGCTCACCACCTGCAACGCGCGCCTTACGGTCATCCGCCAATGGAGCGAGCAATGGACGAGGCCGACCGCGCCGCAGCGCTAATCGAGGCGACCACTGCCAACGCGCTTGCCCGCATTCAGGCGGCGCAACAGCAGGCCGGACAGGCGGAGTGCGCGGATTGCGGCGAGCCCATACCCACCGCACGTCGCGCCGCCAACCCCGCCGCCATCCGCTGCCGCGAATGCCAGGAAATCTACGAAAGGAGACACCGTGGGAAGCCCTAACATCCCGTTATGGAAGTTTATTTTTGACATTATCCAGACCACATTTACCGTCGGCATCACCATCTACGTCTGGATACTCTCGAAACACAAGGCGAATGCCAGCCGCATTGCCGCGCTGGAAGACAAGGCGACCGAAGAACTCGGCCAGGTCAAAAACCGCCTGACCGAACTGGAAACGCGCCTCGAGCACCTGCCGAACCGGGAAGCCATCGGCAACATCCACAAGCGCCTCGACCGGCAGGCGGAGACCCTGCACAAGATGGAGGGGGCGCTCGATGGTGTCAATGACACCAGCAAACTCATCCTCGAAGTGCTCTTGAAAGGAGACAAATCATGATGCAAGACGCCGTGCGCGCTTACCGCCGCCGCGCCATATTGAGCCTGCTTGAATACGACAGCGACTATCGCCTGTCGCTCGATATGCTCGACCTCTGCCTGGAACAAACCGGGCAGAACATCACCTACGACCAGCTGCAAACCGAAATCGCCTGGCTGGAGGAGCAGGGCTATATCAGCCGCAGCCATCCGTCGCCGAACCTGACGATGGTGACATTGACCGACCGCGGCCTTGAAATCGCGCGTGGCAAAGCGCGGGCGCATGGCATCCGTGACCTGCGCCCGTCCGAACTGCGCGACATTGAGGCGCGTCGCTGATGGCGGCAAACAGCATCAAGACGTTGCCGCCTGCGCTCTTGGAACAGTTGCAGGGCTGGCTGCGCGACCCGGCCATCACCCAGCTGGAGGCGACCGAGCGCTTAAACGCTGTTCTCGCCGAGCTGGGCGAAAAACCGCGCAGCAAGAGCGCGGTCAACCGCTATGCGCTGAAAATGAGCGAGGTTGGCGCGAAAATCCAGCAATCGCGCGAGATTGCCGACATGTGGATTGCCCGCTTTGGCAACCAGCCACAGGGCAAGGTCGGGGCGCTTTTGAACGAGCTGGTGCGTAACCTCGCCTTTGAAACCGCGTTGCAATTATCGGAAGACGAAGAACCGGCGCACCCTGGTCTTTTGAAAGACTTGGCGCAGGCGATAGAAAAGCTGGAGCGCGCATCCACCATCAACGACAAACGCCAGCGCGAAATCGAGCAGGCCGCCTTGGCGCGTGCCGCCGCCGACGTCGAAGCCACCGCCAAATCGCAGGGGCTATCCGATGAGGCGGTCGAACTCATCAAACAGCGTATTTTGGGGGGCTGAGATGGCTGGCGTCCTCCTGCCCTACCAAATGCAATGGATTAACGACCCAACCCCGGTGCGTGTCTACGAAAAATCGCGGCGTATCGGTATCAGCTGGTCAACCGCCGCCGAGGCGGCATTGGTAGCGGCGGCTGCCTCCGGCATGGACGTCTGGTACATCGGCTACAACAAGGACATGGCCGAAGAATTTATCCGCGACAGCGCCGACTGGATTGGCCATTACCAGCTGGTCGCCGAGGCGGTCAGCGAAGAAATCCTCAACGACGGCGACAAAGACATCCTCACCTTTGTCATCCGCTGCGCGTCGGGCTACCGCATCACCGCCCTGTCGTCGCGCCCCTCCAACCTGCGCGGCAAACAGGGCTACGTCATCATCGACGAGGCTGCTTTCCACGAGCAGCTCGACGAGCTTTTGAAAGCGGCGATGGCGCTGCTCATGTGGGGCGGCAAGGTTGCCATCATCAGCACGCACGACGGCGTCGATAACCCCTTCAATCAGCTTTGTCAGGACATCCGCGCTGGGCGCAAACCCTACGCCCTGCACCGTACCACCTTCGACGAGGCGGTCGCGCAAGGCCTCTACCGCCGCATTTGCCAAGTGCGCGGCATCGAGTGGACAGCGGCGGGCGAGGCAGCATGGACGGCGGGCATCTACGAACAATACGGCGCAGATGCCGATGAAGAGCTGCGCGTTATCCCTTCGAACAGCGGCGGCGCGGTACTCTCGCGCAGCCTGCTGGAGCTACGTGCCGACCCCGTCCCCATCCTGCGCCTTGCCCAGCCTGACGGCTGGGCAGAATACCCGGCAGAGCTGCGCTCGGCCGATATCGCCGACTGGTGCGAGCGCGAATTGCGCCCGTTGCTGGCCACGCTAGACGGCACGCGCGAACACGTCTTTGGCATGGACTTCGCGCGGCACGGCGACCTCTCGGTGCTACTGCCGCTGCAAATCGCCGCCGATACCCGCCGCCATGTACCGTTTGCGGTCGAGCTACGCAACATCCCGCACGCACAACAGCGGCAAATTGTCTATTACCTGCTCGACCGCCTGCCACGCCTGACTGCGGCGTGGTTTGACGCAAGCGGCAACGGCGAGGACCTCGCCGAAGCCGCGCACGCCCGCCCCGCGCCCCCCGGC